GTTGGGTACAGTAGATGAATATGCAGGTAAATATGTTTCTATTGAGTGGATTGCAAAGAATGTTCTTAAAATGGATGAAGATTCCATGAAAGAAATGGAAGACCAGATCAAAGCAGAAAGAGAATCCGGTGCTCAAGCCGATGATGATGACTTTGACTTATAAAATATTATAAATATATACTAGGAGATTATAAATAATGAGTATTGAAGAATTAATTGATAATGTTGGAAACGGCGACAACGTTGCTGCTAATAAACAGTTTGACGGAGTTATCGCAGATAAATTACAGGCCGCTTTAGATGCTAGAAAAATAGAAATTGCATCTACTATCGGCAAAAGTTCTTCGGAAGAAACCGAAGAAGTATAGGAGATTACCTAAATGAGGCTAATATCTGAATATCATGATAGTAACCTTCAGGTTATTACTGAAAAGACTAAAGACGGTGGCAAAACGTATGTCATCGAAGGCGTGTTTATGCAAGCCGATAAAAAGAACAGAAACGGTAGAGTATATGAGAAATCAATACTTGAAGGTGCCGTTAACAAATACGTTACAGAACAAGTAAAGACTGGTAGAGCGGTTGGGGAATTAAATCATCCCGAAGGACCTACTATCAATCTAGATAAGGTTTCACATAAGATTACTGAACTCAAATTTGAAGGAAGTAATGTTATTGGAAAAGCATCAATACTTAATACCCCTATGGGCAAGATCGTTGAAGGTCTACTTGAAGGTGGAGTTAAACTTGGTGTATCAAGTCGTGGTATGGGAACTCTTGTGAATAAGCAAGGCACATCGCATGTTGGTAAAGATTTTATGCTTTCCACAGTCGATATCGTTCAAGACCCTAGTGCTCCAGAGGCGTTTGTCAATGGAATCATGGAAGGTGTTGAGTGGGTATGGAATAACGGTGTACTTTGTCCACAAGAAATTGAAGAAATTGAGACTGAAATAAAAGAAGCTCGAGGTATCGGTTCATCTGATATTGAGATTAAAGCTTTTAAGAATTTCCTCTCTAAACTTGTAAATTCTTAAAATAGGAGAATACAAATGTCAATAGACGAAAATAAACTAGAAAATGAACTAGTGTCTGAAGACATTCAACAAGATGCTGAAGAGCTTGAGAACGAGCTCGTTGAAGACCAACAAGTTGAAGACGAAGAAGTTCTTGAAGCTAAAGTAAAGGAAGAAGAAGACGAAGATGACGAGGAAGAAGTCGAAGAGTCAGCCGATGAGGAAGACGATGAAGACGAAGAGCCTGAAGTCAAAGAGATTTCTATTCCTAAGACTAAAGCTGGAGTAATTCAAGCAGCTGTTGATATGTTGAAGGCAGCTAGAAAAGAAGATGCGCAGAAGATTTTTGCTAAAATGGCGAAAGTTGACGAAATGGAAGATAACGAAAAGAAATCTATCGATGACGTTGACAAGGCAATTAAATCAGCTCCACAGAAGAAAAACGAACTTAAGGCGAAAGCTAAAGTTGAGTCCGTTGACTTTGAGGAAGATTTAGATGCAGTAATCGCTGAAGAAGCAACTCTATCTGATGGGTTCCGTGGTAAAGCTGGTGCAATTTTTGAGGCCGTACTTACTAGTAAGTTGGCTCACGAAGTTGAAAGGCTTGAAACTGAGTATGCGCAGAATCTTGAAGAAGAAGTTTCAGACGTTAAAAACGAATTAGTTGAGAAAGTTGATTCTTACTTAAACTATGTTGTTTCTAACTGGATGGAAACCAATGAAGTTGCAGTAACAGAAGGTCTTAGGACTGAAATTGCTGAAGACTTTATGACTTCTTTACAATCAGTGTTCAAAGAACATTATATCGATGTACCTGAAGGTAAGGTGGACTTGGTAGACGAACTCGCCGGTCAAGTTGCTGAACTAGAAGAAACATTAAACAAAACCACAGATGATAATATCAAACTACATGAATCAGTTCAAACTTTAGAAAGAGCTGAAGTAGTAAGAGAACAATCATCAGGGCTTGCCGATACAGAGGCTGAGAAACTAGGTACTTTGGTTGAAGATATCGAATTCGATGATAAAGAAACTTTTGAAATGAAAGTTAAAGTTGTCAAAGAATCATACTTTACTAAAGCAATTAGTGAATCAACTGATGAAGTATCAAGCGTAGCGGGAACTGACGAGGCTCCGGTCGATGTTAGTGACACTATGTCCAGATACACACAAGCAATCTCAAAATTTAACAAGTAATCTAATAGGGGAAAACAAAAATGTTTAACGCAGATTCAAACTTAATGGAAAAGTGGTCTCCAGTACTAGAACACGACGACGTGCCTAGTATTGCTGATAAGCACAAGAAAGCTACTGTAGCTAGATTGTTGGAGAACCAAGAAGCAGCACTCAAAGAGCAAGCTGCACACAGTCAAGGCAACTTCTTAGGTGAAGCGGCTGCTGCTAACAATCAGGCAGGTGGTGACATCGCTACTTTTGATCCTGTTCTTATCTCTTTGGTAAGAAGAGCAATGCCTAACCTCATCGCATATGATATCGCTGGTGTACAACCAATGACTGGTCCTACTGGACTTATCTTTGCAATGAAATCACGTTACAGTACTCAAGGTGGTACAGAAGCACTTCATAACGAAGCTGATTCTGGATTCTCTGGTACTGGTACTCAAGAAGCAGGTCCTACTGGTCTTGAAGGTGTAGCTGATGCTGATAACGATGGTGACATCGGTGATGAAGCAGATATCGTTAATACTTTCGGTTCAGCAATGGATACAGATGCTGCTGAAAGATTGGGTGTTGGCGAATCAGGTGACGGTGCTTTCGGTGAGATGGCTTTCTCAATCGAAAAAGCAACTGTTACTGCTAAGTCAAGAGCTCTGAAAGCTGAGTACACAATGGAACTCGCTCAAGACCTTAAAGCTGTACACGGACTAGACGCTGAAGCTGAACTGGCTAATATTCTTTCTTCTGAAATCCTAGCGGAAATCAATAGAGAGTTGATTAGAACTGTTTATCAGAAAGCTAATCTTGGTGCACAAACTTCTAACGTCGCAGTTAAAGGTGTCTTTGATGTTGACACTGACAGTGATGGCAGATGGATGGCTGAGAAATTCAAAGGTCTTATTATGCAAATCGAAAGAGAGTCTAATAAGATTGCTATTGACACAAGAAGAGGCAAAGGTAACTTTGTAATCGTTTCTTCAGACGTAGCTTCTGCTCTTGCAGCTGCTGGTATGATGGACTACTCTCCTGCATTGTCTACTAGCTTGAATGTTGACGATACTGGTAATACTTTTGCTGGTGTTCTTAATGGAAGAATCAAGGTATATGTTGATCCATATGCTACTGCTAACTTCGTATGTGTTGGTTACAGAGGTACTAACCCATATGACGCAGGTCTTTTCTACTGCCCATACGTACCATTAACTATGGTTAAAGCAGTTGGTGAGAATGACTTCCAACCAAGAATCGGATTCAAGACAAGATATGGAATGCAACAGAACCCATTCGTGGGTACTGCGGCTGGTGCGGGTACTAACCGTTCTAACCCATACTTCAGAATCTTTAGAGTTGACGACCTTATGGTTTCTTCATAAGAATCGACTTCTTGATTCAACTAAAGGGGGACTTCGGTTCCCCTTTTTTTATGTTATAAATAATAGTATGGAAGATAATACTCAAGATGGCCGATGGAATTGGTGGGGTTTATTAGAAGAAGAAGACGAGGATAAAGATGGCGACACTGACAACAAATAAAAACTTTTTAAGTCCTGTAGGGTTTCAATTTCAGGTTGATGCTAAACAGTTTCCAAATTTAGAATATTTTTGTACTGCAGTAACACTGCCTGGTATTACGCTACCCGAATCCACAGTACCCTATAGAGGTGTTAATGTCGCGATGACTGGAGATCGGCTAACTTTTGATGAATTAGCTGTAAGATTTAATATAACTGAAGACATGGATAATTACATCGAATTGTTTAATTGGATGCATAGTATTATTAATTCTGCAGATGGTGAGTCATATAAGTTTGATGCCACATTATCTGTACTATCATCACATAACAATGTAACTAAAGAAATTACCTTTAGAGATTGTTTCCCTACAAGTTTATCTGCTGTAGAGTTTTCAACGCAACAGACAGATATTGAATATTTACAAGCAGACGCATCATTTAAATACACCTATTACGAAATTAAGTAGGGGTTTACTTTGCTATCTGCGTATGATATAAT